CAGTTGCGTTAGGTGAGACTTTAATATTTGAAGGTGGTTCTGGTGTGACAACTACAGTCACAGATAATAAAGTATCAATCGCAACAGATGGTTCTATTGTGACAGAAACATCTACGGATACACTTACAAACAAAACATTAACGACACCAATAATCGCTTCATTAAAACCAACTGGCGCTACTACTCTTACAATGCCAGCAGCGACAGATACTTTAGTGGGTAAAGCGACAACAGATACTTTAACAAACAAAACTTTAACTAGTCCAAAGATTAATGAAGATGTGGTAGTGACAGCGACAGCTACACAATTAAATTATAGTGTTGGAGTGACTGGTGCTATTCAAACACAATTAGACAATAAAGCGGCAAAATCGTTTGCTATCGCTCAAGCAGTCGCACTAGGATAGGATATAAATAGTATTATGGCAAAACCGGCAACAAGAGAAACATTAAAACAATACGCTTTGAGAGCGTTAGGGAAACCTGTAATTGATATAAATGTTGATGATGACCAACTAGAAGATAGACTAGACGAGGCATATCAATATTACGCACAATATCACTATGATGGTATTAGAAGAACATATTTAAAGTATCAATACACACAAGCAGATTATGACAGAATGACTGTTGATGGTTCTAACGAAGCAGCAACTAAAAATAGTGTGACTTCTACTTTTAAAGAAGGACAAAATTTTATAGTTGTACCTGAATCAGTTGTATCAGTAATTAACTTATTTCCGTTTTCTAATAAAGGTAATCTAAACTTATTTGATGTAAGATACCAATTAAGATTAAATGACCTTTATGATTTTTCTTCCACATCTATTATTAATTATGATAATGTGTTAAGACATTTAGATTTTTTAGATCATATACTTGTTGGTGAAAAACCTATGAGATTTAATCAACACGATAACAGATTATATATTGATATGGATTGGAAAAATGATATAGCAGTAGGTGAGTATTTGGTTATTGAATGTTATAGAAAATTAGATCCAACAACTTTTACAGATGTAAATGATGATATATTTTTAAAAAGATACGTTACAGCTTTATTTAAAAAACAATGGGGTGCAAACTTATCAAAGTTTAATGGTGTTGCTATGTTAGGTGGTGTAACTCTAAATGGTCAACAAATATATTCAGAAGCTTTATCTGATATAGAAAAGTTAGAAACAGAATTAAGAACAACTTACGAATTAAATCCAGCACTAATGATAGGATAATGCCATGCCAGTTAATCACTATTTCCAAGATGGTAAGGGTATCGGCAACCAATCCGAGAAAAGACTTTACGAAGATTTAATCATTGAAGGCCTAAAGATATATGGCCAAGATGTTTATTACTTACCACGAACACTAGTTAATAGAGATTTAATTTTAGGCGAAGATACATCTTCTAAATTTTCTTCTGCGCTTTTATTAGAAGCGTATATGGAAACAACAGAAGGTTTTGCTGGCGAACAAGAGATTATTAATAAATTTGGTTTAGAGATTAGAGAAGATACTACTTTTATGATCTCTAAAAGAAGATTTAATCAAGCTGTAGATGAAAAGGCTACTTTAATAAAAGAAGGTAGACCAAACGAAGGTGATATTATCTATATGCCTTTGATGAATAGTTTTTTTGAAATACAATTTGTACAAGACCAAGAGCCATTCTTTCAATTAGGTCAATTACCAGTTTATAAATTAGTATGTACTAGATACGAGTACAGTTCAGAACAGTTAGATACTGGTGTTAGTACAATTGATGCTGCTGAAGATAAATATAGTTTAGATCAATTAGCTCATCAATTTACTTTAGAGAATGAAGATGGATCAATGATATTAGAAAATGACAGCGCAAGTGGTGATGTTAATTATCTACTATTAGAAACTTATAATTTACAAACTCAATCTACATACGCAAGTAATAATGATTTAGATGCACAAGCTGGTTTTGATACATCTTCTACGGCAGATGATATATTAGATTTTACAGAACGTAACCCTTTCGGAGAAGTGGATTTTTAGATGTTTGGAACATATTTTTACAATGAGAGTATGAGAAGAATGACCATAGGCTTTGGTCAAATATTTAATAACATACAAATTAAAAGAAAAGATTCTAATGGTAATATAACACAATCTATTAGAGTACCCTTAGCTTACGCACCTAAAGAAAAGTTTTTAGCTAGACTAGATCAACAACCAAGTTTAGATAATAGAGAATTTGCTATAACTTTACCTCGTATGAGTTTTGAAATTACAGGTATCTCATATGATTCGAGTAGAAAATTAACAAGAGTACAAAAGTTTAAACACGTTAAGGCTGGTAAAGAAGGCAAAGTATTAAACTATAATTATGTACCTGTACCTTACAATATATCATATAACTTATATTCATTTACAGCAAGTGCTGAGGCAGGTCTACAAATTATAGAACAAATACTACCGTTCTTTCAACCTGACTTTACTGTAACAGTAAACGCAATACCAGAATTAGATATAAAGAGAGATATACCAATAGTTTTAAATAGTGTTAATTATGAAGATACTTACGAGGGTGATTTTAGTAAAAGAAGAGCAGTTATTTACACATTAGGATTTACTGCGAAAACTTATCTATTTGGCCCTGCGTCAACTCAAAAAGTTATCAAAGAAACTCAATCTGATGTTTATACTGATACAGACACTACGAATAAAGCGAGAGAAATGAGAATAGTAATAACTCCTAATCCTACTAGCGCTGACGCTGATGATGATTTTGGGTTTACTACAACAATTAATGATTTTACAGACGGTAAAAAATATAATACAAGTACTGATTCAGATGAATAAATAGTATAAATAATAAGAGAGAAGTATTATGGCAATCAACAAGATAGTAAGAAATTCAATCACAGGTGACGCAATTGACGCTACAAAAGTAGCTGATGATGCGATTAGCGAAGAACATTTAGATGTCACAGCAATCACAGGTAATGCAGAATTATCGGCAGCAGCAGCAGAAGATGATGTTCTTTTAGTATTTGATACAAGTGCAGGAGTTATCAAAAAAATTCAAAGATCAAATGTTGCACTTTCTGCACCTACTTTTACTTCAGTATCTCCTACTAACGCAAATACAGGTGATGGTACAGGTAATCATACTTTTGTTATTACTGGAACAAAATTTGACTCAGGAGCAACTGCTGTTTTTATAAACACTACAGGAACAACTATCAATCCTACTTCATCTACAAGAAATTCAGCAACTCAAATAACATTAGTTATCGCAAAATCTGCTATGCCAGATTCAGGTGAGCCATATGATGTTAAAATTTTAAATGGAAACGGTTTAAATGTTACAGGTGAAAATCAAATTAATATTAATGCTTCACCAGTTTATGTAACATCTGCTGGTACATTAGGTACAGTTGCAGGTGGTAGTGCAATATCTACAATAGATGTTGTTGCGGCTGATCCAGAATCAGCAGGTAACGTTTCTTTTGAAATTCAATCAGGGGCATTACCAGCAGGTTTATCTTCAGCTACAGTGAATGAAAATGGTGTGTCTAAATTTAGAATTACTGGAACACCTACAAATCCAGCTGCTAATACAACAACAAATTTCGTATTAAGAGCAGTAGATGCTGCTTCTAACACAACCTCTAGAGCATTTTCAATAACAGTAAATAGATCATTTACAACAACATCATTTACATCATCTGGTACTTTCGCAGTACCATCAGGCGTGACAGCATTACCATTCGTATTAGTTGTCGCTGGTGGTGGCGGTGGTGGTTCAGGTAATGGTACCTCAGGTATTGGAGGTGGAGGCGGAGGCGCTGGTGGACTAGTGTTTATGCCTTGTCACCCAGTCACTGCTAGTGGTACAATTACTGTCACAGTTGGTTGTGGTGGTGCAGGATTTACTAGTAACCCTAATCCAGGAACACCTCCTTCAGGTGGTGCTGCAGGACAAGATTCAGTATTTGGTTCTCCAAGTGATCCAGGTTTAGGACAAGGTGGAGTTTTAACTGCTAAAGGTGGTGGATCAGGTGGAAGTCGTTTCGCTGGTACTCCAACTAGTGGTGTTCACCAAGGTAATTCAGGTGGATCAGGTGGAGGTGGATCAGCAGGTTATCCAGGCACAGGTGCAGCGGGTACTGCAACACAATCAACTCAATCAGGAAACTCAGGCGCTTACGGATTTGGTTTTAATGGTGGTACGGGTGGCCCAGGAAACTGTAGTGCATCAAATACATCAGGTGGTGGTGGAGGAGCTGGTTCCGCTGGAATAAACGGTAACCCAGCTGGTCCTGCTTGTGGTACAGGTGGACAAGGTGGTACAGGTAAAGCATATACTATCGCAGATGGTACTTCATCAGTATTTTACTCTGGTGGAGGAGGCGGTGGAAGAGCAGGCGGAGGTCCTAATAGATCAACAAACACAGTTGGTGGACAAGGTGGTGGCGGAAATGGAGCAACGGCTGGTTATCCTACAGGAGGTCCAGATGGCCAAGCAGGTACTGCAAATAGAGGCGGCGGTGGCGGCGGTGGTGGTGGTACCGATGGTAATTTACCAGCGTATCAAAATGGTAAAACTGGCGGTAAAGGAATAGTAATCGTAAGATACTAAACACCTTACTAACTTACTAAATATTATATTATGAGTAAATTAGAAGAAAAGGTAAATGAGATATTAGGTATAGATAAACCTGAACCTACCAAACAAATAGTCAAACAAGAATTTAAACCTGCAGTTCCTCGTAAAGAAGACGATAAGAAAGCTGATGTAGATAATGACTACAAATACAGCAGAGAAAACTATTACAATCTTATAGAAAGAGGCCAAGAGGCAATAGAGGGAATACTTGATATTGCTAAAGAAGGTCAGCACCCTAGAGCTTATGAAGTAGCTGGTCAACTAATAGGCCAGGTAGGACAGACAGTAGATAAACTACAAGACTTACAAAAGAAACTAAAAGATTTAAAAGAGTTGCCTAAAACAGCTAATGCCAATATTAAAAACGCATTATTCGTAGGGTCAACAGCAGAGTTACAAAAGATGTTGAATAAAAAATCTGTTGAAACAAATGTAGAGCGTAAAAAAGAAAATGAAAACTTTGAAGGCAAGAACATCACACCCGAGAAAAAAGATACTAAAGATTAGTGATTTATCTTTCAATCAACATTATATAAAAAATAATGTTCCACTAAATCAAGGTGTAGATAAGATAAGTGATATTATGGAAAAACCTATAGAAGTATTTAAACATAAAATTAGTAAGACGCCTAGAATGGGTGTTGGTGGCAAACCATATATCGAAAAATTATATAGTGTTCATACAGGTGGTCAAAGAGTGACAAGAGCTGTTCAATTAGGTTATACACACATAGAGGCAATAGTAAATGAGTGATAGTGCATATCTAGGAAACCCAAATTTAAAAAAGGTTAACACACCTGTTCAATTTTCTAAAGAAGAAATATTAGAATATCAAAAGTGTGCTAATGACCCTTTGTACTTTATGGAAAATTATGTTCGTATTGTATCACTTGATGAGGGTCTAGTGCCTTTTAAAATGTATGGTTTTCAAAAAAAAATAGTACAAACAATACATGAAAATAGATTTACAATTTGTAAATTACCTAGACAGTCTGGTAAATCTACAACAACTATCTCTTATCTTTTACATTACGCTTTATTTAATCCAAACTCTAACATAGCGATACTAGCAAACAAATCATCTACTGCGAGAGATATACTTGGTCGTTTACAGCTCGCATATGAAAACTTACCTAAATGGTTACAACAAGGTATCATTAATTGGAATAAGGGTAGTATAGAATTAGAAAACAAATCAACTATTGTCGCAGCGGCGACTTCTTCATCAGCCATTCGGGGTGGTTCTTATAATATAATATTTTTAGATGAGTTTGCTTTCGTACCAGCGAATATATCTGATATGTTTTTCAGTTCAGTATATCCTACAATTTCTTCTGGTACAAAAACAAAATTAATTATTGTATCTACACCACATGGTATGAATCAGTTTTATAAAATATGGACAGATGCGACTAATAAGAAAAATGATTATATACCAGTTGAAGTACATTGGTCAGAAGTGCCTGGTAGAGATCAAAAGTGGAAAGAAGATACAATTAGAAATACAAGTGAAGAACAGTTTTCGCAAGAGTTTGAGTGTGAGTTTTTAGGTAGTGTAGATACTCTTATCTCACCGGCAAAAATTAAGAACACAGTTTATATAGACCCATTACAATCTAAAGGTGGATTGAAAATGTTTAAGAGACCAGAAAAAGATCGTCTCTATGTTTGTACTGTAGACGTTGCCAGAGGTACAAATAAAGATTATTCAGCGTTTATAATATTTGACGTTACAAAAGATGAAAGTAAAAAAGTGCCATATGAAGTCGTGGCGACTTATAAAAACAATGAAGTCAAACCATTTGTTTTTCCTAACATAGTAGCTCAAACTTGTAAGGCGTATAATGAGGCACACGTTTTAGTAGAGGTTAATGATCTTGGTCAAGCCATATCAGAGGCAATGCATTATGAGTTAGAATATCCTAATATATTGATGACAACTCAAAAAGGTAGAGCAGGTCAAATACTTGGAGCGATGTTTTCTGGAAGAGGAACCTCACTAGGTATACGTATGACAAAACAGATAAAAAAGGTAGGTTGTGCGAATTTTAAGACGCTTATGGAGGGTGATAAACTATTAATCAATGACTTTAACATAATTGAAGAAATGTCAACTTTTTCACGTAGAGGTAACTCATGGATGGCAGAAGAAGGTACAAATGATGACTTGATTATGTGTTTAGTAATATTTGGGTGGTTATCTAATCAACCTTATTTTAAAGAATTATCTGATTCTAATATAAGAAATCAGATGTATATAGAACAACAAAACTTAATTGAACAAGACATGGCGCCTTTTGGTTTTGTAGATAATGGAATTGATGATGTAAGCGATGAGGAGTCAATAGATGAATATGGTACTAGATGGTTTCCTGTGACCAGAAAGGGTCAATAATCTTAGGTTTTGGGTTATTATAAATATCTACAATGATAAAAAGTTTGACTATGGACGTAAGAAAACTTACGAATTTTGAAATTAACAATAAATTAGCTAATTAAAGAGGAGAATATACCAATGGCATTTCAAGTATCACCTGGTGTTCTCGTACAAGAAAGAGACTTAACTAATATAATCCCAGCAGTATCAACTAGTATTGGTGCAGTTGCAGGTTCATTTGGTAAAGGTCCTGTTGATGAGATTGTTTCAATCTCTAGTGAACAAGAATTAGTAGATACGTTTGGAAAACCTGACTCGACTAACTTTGAGTATTTTTTCACAGCGGCTAACTTCTTACAATATAGTAATGCTTTAAGAGTAGTACGAGCCCAAAATACGTCATTAGCAAATGCGTCAACGAGTGGATCAAGCACGTTGATTAAAAACACTGATGACTATCAAAACAATTACTCTGCCGGTCAAGGCGTAGTAGGTACATTTGCTGCTAGAACAGCTGGAACACACGGAAATAGTTTACAAGTATCTATTTGTCCAAGTGCGACAGCTTACGAATCAATATCAACTTCATTAGTTGCTTCAACTTCAACAACAAACGCAGTAGGTAATACTACTATCGCAGTTG